GCCATCAATCTCAAAGTGACCCATGACAATAGTCTCTTCTTTCTCAGAGAAGGATTTCATTCTGCTAAGAAGATATTCACTGTTCTTAGGATTAATCCAAGGAACTAAGAGAAACTTCTCTTTGTCTTTCACAGAATCATTACTCCTGTAAATAGCACAATCATCATGAATGACTAGACAATCCTTAATAGACTTAGCAACAATGTGAACTGGACTAATAGAGTTTTCGTCTTTGTAATAAACATCATGATTACCAATTAAGACAAATTGTTTAATTCTTAAAGAAGCAATATCAGACAAATAATTAAATGCTTCATTAAGAATAAGAGAAGAAGTGGTTTTTCTATTATCAAATAAATCACCACCATGAACAACTCGTAATACTGGATTGTTTTTCAAATAAGGAAGAAATTGTTTCTTCTTCCAATCAAGTTGTTTCTTCAAGAAAAACGGGTCATTGTTCCTGACTCCAAAGTGTTCATCAGTGACCCAGACAAGTTTGTATCCCATAGGAAGATTACCTCTCTTTTGTGTTTAAGTTTGAGAGGAAGTGTAAGAGAGGAGAAGAGGCGAGTCAAGAAGAGCCCGTAAAAACCAACCATTAACCATTCCTTACTCAGTAGTAAATTCTTAAGAATGGCTTAACCATGCGGGTTACAAGAGATGCTACATCTGTAAATGATACTTTGTAACAGTTTCTATAAAGACATTGAAGAACCATTAAGCAAGATGAAACAACGCCAGTGGAACAATTAAGTAAGGAGTTCTTAGCAAAGGTCTAGTAATCTTCCCCCTTCTTTATGAGACCCCCAAGAGAGACCAACCATATCCATTCCTTACTCAGTAGTAAATCTCTAAGAATGGCTCAACCATGCTGGTTACAGAGGATGCTACATTTGCAAAGACCCTTTTTCATCTCTTCATACTCTTCTTTCAGACGCATCTCTTTCCCTCTTGACATCTTCTCTTCCATCTACTAAAATGGAAGAATTCTCTCAAGACTAACTTCACAAACAGGAGACAAGAATCATTATGAAAAAAGAAAAGAAACCAACAACACTTACTGGCAAGACATTAGACTTTGAAATCATGGCTGGTTTAGTTCAGTCAGATGATTTCTTCTATAAATTGTTTCCTGTATTAGAAGAAACAGATTTTGAGGATAAAGAATCAAAACTTATCTTCAATGTTTATTCAGAACTCTTACAAAAGACAAATGAGAAACCAAACTTTACAACTGTCTATTACAAATTAGACAAAGTAGAAGGAATTGAACTTTCAACATTGGAAGCATCAAGAAAACTGCTTCAAGAATCCTATGAAGCAAGATTGCCTGATGAAGAAATTCTTCTTGAAGAAATAGAAAAAGAAATCAGAAAGAAACGTTCAATGGACACTCTTCTTGAAGTCCTTTATGACTTCCAAGAGAAACCCACAGACAAAGCATTAGAAAGTCTGGAACACTCCCTAGAAGCGTGTAGGAGAGCCGCTACGTTCTCTACTGATACATCAGTAGGGATGTCTCTTACAAATGACTCAGAGAGACGTTGGGACTACTACACCAATCCAGAACACAGGATTTCTCTTGGCATGAACTCCCTTGACAGAAGGACTGGTGGTGGAGCACCCAGAAAGACCCTTAATGCTGTCATGGCAGCCACTAACGTAGGGAAGACAATGTTCCTCTCTTCTCTTGCGCTTAATTACTTCAGACAGAACTACAACGTCCTTTATGTAACCCTAGAAATCAGGGAAGAAGAACTCTTGAAGAGAATGGACGCCAATCTTATTGAGACCAATCTAAGTGAGTTCCATACCCTTACAAAAGAAATTTATGACAAAAAGTTTAAACAAGCAATCTCTTCTTCCAGAGGTTCAATTACGGTAAAAGAGTTTCCTGCCGGACAATGTAGCGTAAACAATCTACGTTCTCTTCTTCATGACCTTCAAGGCAAACAGGACATTAAGGTTGATGTCCTTGTAGTGGATTACTTAGGTCTAATGCGTTCCATCAATTTGTCTAAGGGCAAATCAAATTCGTATGATTATCAGAAAGCCATTACAGAGGAGCTTAGAGGCTTATGTATGGAGAAAGACCTTGTCGGATGGACAGCTATGCAGACAAACAGGTCTGGTGTTAATTCAGAAGACCTAGACCTAGATAAAGCTGCTGATTCTTTTGGCATTCCAATGACAATGGACTATGTTCTCTCTGCTTGGCGAACACCAGAGGGAGACCAAGAGGGCATTCTCTTTGTCAATGAATCTAAATCCAGATATGGGAACAAGATGGATTGTCCAATCATTCGCCTTGAGTGTGATACAGAACAACAACGCATCTCAGACAAGACACCATTCACTGGTGGGCAAGGTGGTATTAAACAACTGAGAGAAGAAAGAGAGAAAGCAAGAGAAAGAAACGATAAGACAAAGGCATTGTTGTCTTCCAAACATAAGGAAGAGGAAGAACTCATGCAGATTAATGAAAACGAAGATAAAGATGAAGAATTTGTTAGATTAACAAATAACAATCATCTCTTCTCCAAAGAACAATTAGAGGCTGACACTACACTTGGCGTAAACAAAGAAGAACTCACCAAGAGAATCCTTACGCCAAATCAAGGTAAGGTCTATGTTCCCACTATGGAAGAACTAGGTTTAACCAATGATGTTGTTAAGACTATTGGTCTATACCTACAAGAGAATCTTCCTGAGTGGTCTTCTCTTGATGTCAAGAGAAAGAAAACTGCTGTTAAGACAGAACAACTCTATCGTATTGGAGTTTACCCAAGACCAAAGACAAGGGAACAAGTAGAGGCGGAGAAAGAAGAACAAATCCTTAGAGAACAAGAACAGAAAGAACAAGAGGAAAGAGAAAGATTTCAAAGAAGAAAGGAATCACTTCCTCCAATGAAGAAAAGAAATAAAGATGAAGAAAAACAAGAACTTAACACTTTTTCTAAGGAAAAAGTAGAGGAAGATAACACTTTTTCTAAGGAAAACTCTTCCTCTTCTCTTGTAGATTTCGTTCAAGGTGTAGTTGACCAAGAAGACTTTGGCAAAGTGATTGAGCCAGAGGAGGGAAACTATGTTCTCTATAAAGATAAAGAAGAGGTTGAAAGAATAAATGCCTATATGTTTGAGAAGAAAGAGTTAGAGGAGAGAAAACAATCAGGTGAGTTTGATGAACTAGACGCTGCTCTTGAAGCTGCTTCCTTAGAGGAAGAAGACATACCTAATCAATTTGCTGTCCTTAAACAAGACTATGACTTGGCTGTCTTCTCTTATCAACGAAAGAAGACTTCTTGGGTTCACTATATGCCCAAACATCTTCCACCTAACATTCCAGAGGAGTTAAAAGAAGTCCTTACAGAAGATGTAGTTGGACTAGAAGAATACCCAGATGGAATATACAGAGGAGTAGATAAATTGTCAGACGAAGAAGTTCGTAGATTGAGAAAACAAATAGCTCCATATCTAAGAAAAAGAATGGAGCTTGTAGATGAAGGTAAAATTTATTTGAAGCATTACAATCCAGTTACTAAGGAGTTTATCTACAATGGCGGTTCCTAAGATTTCTTCTCCGCATATTCCTCTCACTCTTCCATTCAGTAAAAAAGAGGTGGTCATTCGCCACCTCTTGCTTAGAGAGTACAAGGCTTTCCTATCATCAGCAAATTCACAACATCTTGGAACTCTTACAAAGACTGTTCTTGATGTGATTAAGTCTTGTGTCATTGAGCCAGAGAATTTCTCTCTAAAGAGTATTCCTTCCTTTGAGGCAGAGTATCTCTTCCTGAACATCTATGGAGCATCAGTCCCAGATGGTCTTTCTGTCTCTTACAGATGTGTTCGTCCTGTAATGAAACCAGAATTCATAGAGGATGAATATGGACACGTTCATCCAACAGGAGAGGAGATAGAACAAGAGTGTGGGTTTAAGACAGACCTTAACATTTCATTAAAAGACGTTGAGTTAACAACAATCCCAGAACAAGTCGTTCAACTCAATAATGAAATTGTTCTTAAACTTAAATTTCCTTCAATGGAGGATTACTATGCTCTTGCAGAAGACCTTAGCGTAGAGATAAATGAAGATGAACAAGCAGAAATCTCTGATGAACAAGTTGAACAGCAAGACGTAACCAATAAGTTATCTGCTCTTCTCTTTAAGTGTGTTGATTCAATCTGGGTTAATGACGAGAAATGGGAAGAAGAATTTACCCAAGAAGAATTTGCTCAATGGATTTCTTCTATGCCAATCACAGTCGTTCAAAGGTTAATGCAATTCCCACAAGAGATTCCACAACTTAAATATTCAAAGGATTTCATCTGTGAGGGTTGTGGACATAAACATCACGTTGACATTATTGGACTTCAAAGTTTTTTAAAGTAATTGTTTCCCCACAGCTTGAGTATGATGTCTCAAAAGTAATCTTTTATCTTACCAAGCTGCACAATTTCTCTTATGGGGATTTAATGGATATGTCCATGATTGACTATTCCATTAATGTTCTTCTCTTGGAGAGTTACTTACAGGAAGAAGAAGCAAGACTTAAAGCAAGAACAGGTTCTGTCTCCTCTGGAAGTTCAGGCTCTATGCCATTTGACCCAAATGCTTATGATGAAAGTGTCTTGACAAACCTTTTCACTTAGGAAAATTCTTTTAAATCATTAATTTAGCTAAATATAATAATCATGATTAAGAATTTATTTGAAAACCAACTTCCTAATAATGAACAAGAATTGTTTAAGATTCTTTCTGGTATAAAGAACAGGAGAGAGCTTATCCTCTTCCTTAGAGACTTGGATGCCAGAGATAAACTTCATTCACAGGAATATCCTACTAACTTCTTTCAGTTCAAGTGGAAGGGTAAGGGTTACGTCATTGATGCAACAGAGCTTCAAAAAGAGTCAACCCTAACCTTCTATGCTGTTGATAAGGCTAAGTCTTCTCTGTTCGGCAGACATAAGTTCTATGAATCTCAACAAGAGCCATTGGATGAAGTAAACGCCTATAAAGTCTTTACTAACTCTAATAAGAAGACAACAAAGAATTCTATTGTCAGAGTGGATAATGACGACATCAAAGATACTATGATGGAAGCATTTGAAGAAATAAAAAGAAATGGTGGGAAGGTTACAAAACTTAGAGGAAATAAATATAATGCTGTCTATCAAGTAGTCTATGGAACCAATGAAGCTATTGTTGACTTCAATGATTACATCAATTCGGGCTTTGTTAAGATTTCTACTAAATACAAAGAAGAGTTCATTACCAGAGCAGTTAAGGCAACTTCTAAGGCAATATTTAAGACCTCTCTTCTTGTGGCGTTCTCTCCATTCTTCTTCCTAGGAAAGATAATTAATGCTCTTCGTTCTCGAAGAAATCCTTAATAAACTTTAACTAAAAGTCTCTACTAGGAGCCTTTATAATGTCTTCATTATTTAACCAAACAAGAGGTGGACCTAAAATGACAGATTCAATTTTATTGAATAATACTTACTACGATGAAAACGACCTGACTGATGAAGAGACACAACAAGCAGCAGGAATGATTGTCTTCTTGGTTGATGTTTACATCCTAGAAAAGAGAGGAGAAAACTTTAAAGACCTTAGAACATGGCAACGTCTATTTACGTTAGCTCACTTTGGAGCTATTGCTGATTTCTTGGATTATGATAATCCTGAAGTAAAACAATCCTTTAAAGAAATGTTTGATACTCTTCCTAGTGTTATTCCAGTGAAGATTGAGAATAAAGATGGAGTAAACATTCTTGTTACTATTGATGAAGAACATGAACTTTATAACTCTTTCTTTACCAATGAAGCGTTTCTTACGATAGCGAAAAAGTCAGAAGAGAAGTTTAATGCGTTTTTGGAAGAACAGGATGATAAGCCTGAAATAATTCTTCAGTAATAAACTACTGTATCGTCTCAAATGAATAAAGCCAGTATTTAACTGGCTTTTTATTTGTCTTCTCCTAGAGGAAATATCATTCTAGTTTCAGAAAAACTACTGTAGAGTCTCAAAAAAGAAATGGTAGCATTTTACAGCTACCATTTCAGTGTTTACACCCGTGGACCAGATGTCTCTTCGAAGAACGATGGCTCCCTCTACAAGACGAAATCATTATAACAAAGAAATCTCACTAAGGTCTTACAATCTCTTCATCCACTCTGTCAGCATCTGGCTTATAGGTCGGGTATTTATATTGCCTTTGTTGATTTCTGTATGGATTACTTTCTTCTTCATCCGTCATGTAATCTTCATACCCAGTTCTTCTATCATAAGAGTCCCACTTCCTGTTAGCAGCAAAGCTCTTATGTTTCATCCAGATAGCAAAGACATTACTACCGCCAATTACAGAGAGATATAAAGCCCAAATCTCAACAAGAGAAGATTTATCACCTGCATCAAAGTTGTATTTGACAAAACAAATACTGCCCAAGATGTAGGCAATGTTAGTCCAGAACTTGGTTTGACTCAATTTATCCGTAGTCTCACTTACAACCAAGTAACGTAAATCTTCTCCCTTGACTGCTTGGAATATTGCCCATAGAATAAAGCTGACAAAAAGACTTGCCACAACAACGGAGAAAAGCCTTATGTAAGTAGCAGTGCTTAAAGAAGAAAGAAAGTTTAATATTTCCATAATTAAATCAAGGAGTTAGTATGAATACATTTTTCACGTCTGCTTCCTTAGTAGGAACAGAAATTGTAGTGAGGGGCTACAACGAAGAACAGAAACCTTTTACAAGGGTAAACAAAAACCCTACATTAAAACTATATAGAGTTGCAGAAGACAAAAGAGAAGTAAACACCAAGTTTCTTTCTCTTAAAGGAGAACCTCTGGAAGAAGAGGATTTCAATCTGACTGATTACTGGAGATACGCCAAGAAAGATGATTCCTATCACGGTATGAAAGACCCAGTCCTTCAAGAGCTTTCCAAGAGATTTAAAGGAGAGATACACGCTAATCTCACCTTAATAAATCCTCTCTTCTTTGACATTGAAACAGAGGTCACAGACACATTCCCAAATGCAAGAGAGGCTAAACATCCAATCACCTGTATCACTGTTATCAATGGCAGAAATGAAGCAACGACTTGGACAACTCTACGAATTCATAAAGAGCTTTTAGAGGATGAAGAGGGAGAAGTTATCTACTGTATTTCAGAAAAGAAACTTCTAGCCAAGTTCATAGCTTATGTAAGAGAAGAAAGACCAGACTTCTTGGTTGGATATAACTCAAAGGAGTTTGACGTTCCCTACATCATGAAAAGAATTCTTTATCTCTTTCCAGATAATGAAGAAAGAATAGAAGAAAAGAAAAAGAGAAGTGGTAAAAGGTATCCAACCCTAAGAGACCAAAACACTTGTTTTACACAATGCTTAATATCTCCTATTTATTACAATGTAGATGATAAGAACAAAGACAAGTTAGTTGACTTTAGAAGGACATACAATGACTTTGACGAAGAGATAGACGTTTACAACATCAAAGGTCTTCCTCACTTGGATTACTTGGAACTTTACAAGAAATACTCTAATGAAAAACTACCTAACAATAAACTCGATACAGTTGCAGAGCATGAATTAGGTGATAAGAAGTTAACGCATCCCTATTCTTCTCTGAAAGAGTTTTACGAGAAAGACCCGACTAACTTTGTTCGATATAACATCAAAGACGTTCGACTTCTTTATAAACTTAACAAACGATTAATGTTTATAGAACTTGCAACAACTGTTGCACATTTCGGAAAGATTTCAGTTGAAGATGTGTTAGCAACTACTCAGACTTGGGATGGCATTCTTTACAACATGGCTTTAGATGAAGGAATAATTGTTCCTCCTAGGATTCCCAAGGAGTTCAAAGAGAACTATATGGGAGCTTACGTTAAAGAAGTTATTGCTGGTTATCATAAAAACATTGTTACCTTCGATTTTACATCCCTGAACAAAGATACGGGGCTTCAGTCAGTAATGGCTGTCGAATAACGTTCTTAATTGCTGAGAACTCTTCTTCACTAAAGAAGACAATCAGCAGCAGTATGAAATAAACAATTCATGTTGTTCAACGACTATCGAACGAGACTGACTTAACAGTTAGTTAATCTAGTAGAGTAGGCTTAAATCGCAAGCCGAAATGGAACGCATCCTTCTAAAAGAGGATGGTGATATAGTCTGAACTCTATGGTGACATAGAGCAGCTTGAATAAAGCGGGACAAGACTAGCGTACTTGTTTGAACATTAATGGTATCCCATGATAATCAGAATGCTAGGAATTTCACCAGAAACCCTAGTAGATTCTCCAAGAAGAAGAGAGGAAGAGATTTACAAGAACATAGAACAGTTTGTAAACCTTATTCCTAACGAAGATGTAATGAAAGCAAGAGAGGAGAACACCACAGTTGCTGCAAATGGAATGCGCTTCAAGAAGAATAAACAAGGTTTAATTCCAAAAGCAGTTGCAATAGTATTTAACAAAAGGGTAAACTACAAAAACGAGATGAAGGTTCACGCCAAGAGAGCAGAGGCAATCAAGGCGGAGCTAGACCGAAGAAACGTTAGTTATTAAATAGGAGGAAACTTTACCTATGTCATACGAGATATTCATTGACATTGAGACTTTGGGGATAAGGGAGACTGCTTATCCACTTTCTATTGCCCTTGTGGCATTTGACTTTAATCAGAAGCCAATCTTTGCTGATTTGGAACAAGATAAAGAGAAACAACTATTCATAAAGTTTTCTCTTGAAGACCTATCTAACTATAAGGCTTTTATTAAAGACCCATCCACAGTGGAATGGTGGAAGAAGCAACCAGAGAAAGCCAAGAAGTTAAATCTTATTCCTCATAAGAATGATGTTACCTTGACAAAAGGATTACATCTTATTCATAAATTCTTTGAAGAGTTTTACACAATGAACTCTTCTCATGTATGGAGTAGGGGTATTGACTTTGACCTGCCAAAGTTTAAATATATGCACGACGTTGGAGGAAGAAGCTATCCCTTCAATCCAAGGAGAGGGAGAGACTGTAGAACCTTTATTGATGTTCTCTGTGGGACAGATAATGGTTTCTATGAATCTCCTGTTATGTATCCACCAGAAGAACACGGCTTGATTAAACACTTTCCATTGCATGATGCTTTGTATGATGTTTACTCAATGCTTGAGATTGTTCATGGCGAAGGCACACCGTTTTAAACATAAGGAGACTAAGATGAATTTAGACAAAACTGTTGAAGAAACAAAAGATAATACTATTGAAGAATTTAGCTCTATTAGTTTTACTAATAGAAGCATCCTTTCTAAACTTTCAAACCAATTGGATACTAAGAAAGAAATAATTCTTTTCATGAAGCTACAAGAGGCTTACCAAAAACTTGAGCAAGCAAAGTTCTATCTCGACCAACTTGAAAAAGAGTTTAAAAAGTTAGAAGCAATGGTTAAAGTTAAGTAACAAAGAGGTAAACAAATATGACACATAAACCGACACTAGACGAAATCAAACTTAAATCTGTTGATGTCGAAAGTAACGAAGATTTAAACGTTGTTGAAAGACTTTATCAAAAAGAAAACAATCCACATCTTATTCTTCTTTATAAAAAACTTCTTGATGCAATGGAGTCAGCTATTTACTATAAAGAGCTTTCTATTGCAGAAAAGAAGGAGAAAGAAGACTTGGAATCAGAAGTATCAGAATTGAAGGGTGAAGTTCATTATCTTGAACAAGAGAACTATTCTTTACAAGATGACATTGAATCCCTTAAAGATGAACTCAAATCAAGAGACTATTAATTATGCAACAGAACAAATGGGACAATTTCTTCCTTCAAACAGCATTTAATGTTGCAAACACTTTCTCAAAAGACGCCCACCGAAAAGGGGGCGCAGTCATATATAGAGAGTCTTATCCTTTGTCATTTGGATATAACGGATTCATCAGAGGATTTCCAGATGACATTCTTCTTTTACAAGATAAGGATAAGAAACTAATCTATACAGAACACGCAGAGAGAAACGCAATCTTTAATGCGTCTAGAAATAACATAAACATTATGGAGGCTTCATTAGCTTGTACATTTCATCCTTGTCATGAATGTGCAAGAGCAATCATTCAGGCTGGTTTAAAGAGAGTCATCTGTCCGGCTATATCAGAAGAAGACAAAGAAGGAAAATGGTTCTCTTCTATTACAGAAGCACAACGAATGTTTACAACGTGTGGAGTTGACGTCATAATTATTCCTTTTGACCAAATAGAAGGAGTTCAATAATGCAACAAAAAGAAGATTTCAGTAAATACAGTGATGAAGAACTTCTCAATCTTCTTAGAGAGGAGGAAGCAATAGTCGTCAGGTATAACCTGTTTCAACTTGCTATGAAGATTCTTATTAACTCTTTGTATGGAGCATTGGCAGAGAAATCATTCAGGTTCTATGATGTAAGACTTGCTGAGGCTATTACTTCAACAGGACAGGTAATGATTAAGTATGGTGAGATGATGATTAACAAATTCATCTCTTCAATAATTGGAAAAGTAAAAGATAACGTTCTATTAATTGATACTGACAGTTTGTACACTTCATTTGACGATATAATTAAACATTATTCTATCTCTGATGAAGAACAAATAGAATTTCTTGATAAACAGGTAAGAGATGAAGTTAGACCTTTCTTAAAAGAATCTTTCGACCGTATGAACGATTTCATCAATGGGACAGAAAACTTTATGGACATGAAGAGAGAGAAGATTGCAACGTCAATGATTATTAGAGCTAAGAAAAACTATATTATTGATGTGGCAGACAATGAAGGTATTAGATATACACATCCTAAATTATCTATGACTGGTATTGAGGCAGTTAAGAGTATTGTTCCTCAAAGGGTAAAGGAAATGCTTATGCCTTCTTATGAAATCTTCCTTAGAGGAACAGAGAAAGAAATACAGGAACACGTTAAGAAATCTATTCATCAGTTTTTGGAAGCCCCTTTAGAAGACATTGCTCCTTCTTCTGGAATTTCAAAACCAGTTCAAATGCTTCCAAAAGGAACCCCCTCTCATATTAAAGCTGCTATAGCATTT